CACGCCATCGGCAAGTAACTCTCTTGTGTGGTGGTTTTCATAGGACGCATAGACTAGCGGTTGATTCACATCACGAATGACAAGCATCGACTCGGCGGACATATCATACTTGTCCGGGTCAAGTATCATCATGGCGGTCGTTCCCTTTCGGTTTGACTTTTTGGTGTCCGTATCAATTTGGTCGGTCTTGTTTTTGAGTTTGCTCCACATCACCACGTCATTGGTACGGATTTGCAGTCCGTCCGCCCGTGTCCAAGAGACGAATGTAATTTTATGCCGTAAAGCGGACACAATCGTCAAGAATGCTATCATTGCTAACGCTCCGATAACACCGCCGACAATCGCCACTGTTTTATGATCTAAAAACTCTTGAAAGTCCATTTAGAGGGGTTCCTCTTTGTTTCTAAAACAATTCCTGCAAAATCTATACTCTTCCGGCAGGTCTTTCCGGTCTATTTCATGTTCGTAGGCTTGTTCGCAGTGATTGCGTTTGCCTTCACTGTCCTTTTCCAAAAAAAATAGCAAATTAATCAACCATTCCCGCTTCTGCCATTTACACCGATGCGCCCGGGCAGACAGCGTCTCATCTGCCCAGCCGCCGAAAAGGGCGTTGACCAGTTGGTCGAGGGCAATTAAAACCTGTTTTTTGTACCAAAGGATGTGCATGTTTTTTTAACCGCAAAGGGTGGGGGTAGGCGGCAGGAGGCAGCAGATTTCATCCTGACTCTCTCACCGTTTCCTCGCTCCTCTGCTGCCGTCTGCCGTCTGCAATCTGCCGTCTCTGCTGCTTCCTGCCTCCTGCTTCCTGCCGCCTAACCCCTACTTCCATCATACACCACATTAGCATTTCGGTTAGAGCATTTCGAGAAGTCTTTTTTGCCAGTCATCGGCAAGATTCGGCACCATCACGCACATGCCTTGCGGGTGATCCATCGGCAACGCATCTTTCGGGTAATGTTTCCCGTCCATCGCCAAGCACGTTGGGCACGCCCGGCTGCCATTGGCGACCCAAATGTAATCGACGATCAGGTCGTTGTCTTTGGTCGCGTCGATAAAGGACTGTTGATAAGAATGCTGCACAAGCGTCCTCGCGAGACGCTGGGCACAATAATCGACGTTATAGGGATAAATTCTCCGTCCGTTGGCTCCGACCAGATTCCACGGTTTCCTTCGGCGAGGATCGACCCATTTCTGTAAGTCCTGAGCAATTTTGTAGATTGGCTTATTCTGGGCGATACCGCCGGCGACAATTTCGTAGGCTTTCTTTTGAATGTGCTGATGATTTGTCCAGATGCTCGCCGATAAGGACCAGCCTGACTGATAAATCTTTCCTGATACAATTCGCTCAATAATTTGCTCGGGAACGTTGGCGAATTTCACTTTGAGGAGAGGCGGACGAAAACCTATATTTGCCATCCATTGGAGATGGCTCTCGAAAACATTTTGCGAAACCTTCCGCATATTGTCCACAAAGAGCGGATACAATTCGCGGGACAATTTTTCACTGGCTTCATCCATCATCGACCTTAATTGTTTCGCATGAACGAGACGCAGTTGTGAACTCACATCTTGCCTTCTTTCATAATAGTGGATGCGTTCCTGTATCTCGTCCGCCCATCTGATATAGAGACGTTCCACCTCTTGCCGCTGACTCCGTGTAATGGTATTGCGGGCAATTTCGGCATCCTGAAATATCAATCTGTTACGCGGCATTGTGGGATTTAGGAAGGCGGCAGGCGGCAGCATTAGGAAGCAGGCGGCAGGAGGCAGGAGGCAGCAGAGTTCAATTCCTCTGCTCCTCTGCTGCTTCCTGCTTCCTGCCTCCTGCCGCCTCTCCTTGAAAAACATAATCATCAATAACGGCACGTTCTCTGGCAATTTGATTGAGTTCTTCTTCAACCTGTTCATCGGTCAACGCACGCCACTTTTGCATGTAGGCTTTTTTCGACATTGTTTTTGCCTCGACGTTCTGTAAGTCAACCTGCATTTCATCCATTTCGTCCTCCGGCAGGGGGTGATTTTGCACGACCTTGACTTCGTATTCTATCGGCGTGAGCGGCTTCGCAGTGTACTTGGTAATGCAATTCGGATACTGATACGAGCCGTCAATAATGACTTCCATCAACCGGCGTATCTGCGGTGCCCAGACTTTCATTTTTTCCTTGCTCCGCACAATGAGCGGCCAGTAGATCGCCTTTAGACTCTTGCCCGATGTGATGGTGCCCCGCATTGTTTCAATCGAAACGTTCGGCATGTCAACCTGTTCGTAGGCAGAGGTTTTGATTCTGTCCAACGTTGTTTTCAATGCGTCGGAGTAGTTCATACTGTTTTCCAAAGTACCGACCATCGCATGCCCCCGGTCTTGATTCTGGTCTTCGTGTAAATCCCAGTAGGCACCCGGTCGGTTCGGTAAATTCTTTGTCGAATTTTCATTCATATTGACGGTGTACCGGATGGGGTTCATATTAAAACGCCCGGAATCAGTATCCGCATTGGAAAGTTTGGAATACAAACTCTCAAAATCCTCCAATAATTCGATTTCGCTCTCGCCGTCCCGGTCGCCGGTCAATCCGTCGTTCAGAAAAACCGCCACAGGAATCACCGACAGTGCCGTCAACTGTTTTTCGAGGATGGTTTCCTTCAACTGTCCCGAACCGGTATAAACCGCCTCCTCGACGAAAACCCCGCCCTCTTCAAGAGTGTATTTCTTTTTATAGACTTCCGTTTCCTCTGTCCGGGGAGAATACTTGATCGTCTTGAAATAGACGAACGTCGTGATCAGGTTGGCATTGCAAGAATCTGTTTGATAGATAAACTGTGTCGATGGAATGAAGGAAAGCGTTACGCCGGTCTCTTCATTAAAATTCACAATCCCCGCCACCCGCTTGCCGATGAAACAGTCCTTGGCGGCTTTGATGAGAATCTCTTCAAAGTTGTTTTCGTCAAGGATTGCCCGGACAAGATTGTTGATGCCCTGGATGGCTTCTTGGCCCTCTTCCGTGAGTGTGCCGATATTCCCGCCCGGTTCGATCACAATATCCGGCGGCTCGGCAAAGAGGAATCGGGCTTGTTTGTTAATCAGAGTGGCGGCAATTTTATAATGCAATTCGGTGGGGATATATTTGCCTTCCGTATTTTCAAGATTAAAGGTCGCACCCTCTTTGTAAATCTTGTAGTACCGTTGTATTTGCAGATTGTCCGCCAAAAAATCCGCCGTGTTGACGAATCCTTCTGTCTCTATCAGTGTCAATGGAATCGTTGATACTTTTATTTGCTCTGTCATGGCTTACTCCTTTTAGTGTTCCTTTGATTGTACGGCTTTGATAAAATCAGGATTGTCCCTAATAAAATCGAGCAAGTATCCCGACAATGTTTCAATGAGTTGCTCGTCTTGAAGACGTACTCCGGCGTGCGAAAATAATGCGTGCGTCGCTTCGTGTAGGATTGTCAGGGCTTCGACCTCTTCGCAAAGAGAATTCGCAATGAGCAATTTGGCAGCGTCATAATGCACTCTGCCTATTACACTTCTATCTTCGCATTCCGTAATGGGAATAGGTCGGCGTTCCACAGTGTAATGAATTGCACCAACTTTCAATTCTTTTATTTCTCTTATGCTCATCGTTAGTTTTTGGACGAGTTAAATTGTCTTTCCTTCACGTCCCCGACACTGACCATATCAAGGGCGTACCAAATCGCCGAAAAGGTGTGCGGGTCGATGTTAAACTGGTCATAGATTGCATTGCCCCGGCTATCCTTTTTGTACGTCAAATCTTTCAATTCCCGGATGGTGTTTTTGCAACTCGGATGAACGATAATTCGATGGAACCGTTTGATTTTTCGGGTGTTCGACAGCCGGGAACCGGCAAACTTATTACGGCATCCCCGGATGGCAAAACCCTGCCCGCGATAGTAACTGATTGCCTTCGGGTCTTCGTTGTCCGCGACGATCACTTTATTATACCCCTGTTTGTTTAATGCGGAAATCTTGTTTTTCAACGCTTGCATTTCCGGTTGATTGCAAAACACGTCATCTGTAACCCGGTTCATGTAAATCTCGTCATAGATGTACAAAATCTTGTTTTTTATGTCCACACACATGGAAACCACCGCGTTGTAAGACTCTTCAAAACCGAAGTCGAATCCGAAATAGTGATTTTCGTCTCCGCACTGTCTTACACACTCGTCAAACTTCATACGTCCATCGGCGATTTCAAACTGCGGGAGTACCCGCGTTCCCGTCGCCCCGAACCGCCCCCAGCGTGCCACCGTGTAAAGCGGGATGTCATACTTTTTTATCTCATTGAGGGTTTTCAGGTACTCGTCAGTAATGAACGGATTATCGTCGGGGGTCGAATGGTGGTAGTACGTCCCCTCGACAATCATTTCCTTCTTGGCATAGAGTTTTTCCTCATCACAAATAACTCTTTCACGCAATCCGCTTGCGTCTGCTGCTGTCTGCCGTCTGCGGTCTGCTGTCTCCCGCGCCGTCTCATCGTCGTCCAGCCGGGTAAAAAAGTGATTGTAAATCCAGTTCTCTTTGCCGACCGGATTGCAGGAGAGAATAAAGTGCAAGGAATGTTCCGGGTGCCGGACACGTCCGAGGATTTCCTTGTAGGCGGCGTATTTGACCTCCGCTGCCTCTTCAATCCAAACAATGGAAACACCGTTGATCGACTTGATCTTTTCCGGCTTGTCCATCCCTTTGAAAATAATCTGACTGCCGTTTGGAAACGTAAAGGACAGTGGGCTTTTCTGGGCAAGGACCCGCAAGGCGGCTCTGGGACTGTGCTTTTTCGGCTTTTTGAATGCGGCGGAGTCGCTTGTGAGAAGCCCCATCGAATCGAGTATTTCGGCAATCAGGTTGTAGCAACTGTCGTGAATGGTATCGAACACTTCACGCACCACCAATGCCCGGCGTTTCTCTTGCAAAAGTTTGAGAATGATTTTGAAGGCAACTTGATAAGATTTACCACTGCCGTATCCGCCGATGAGCAGGTATTGCTTGTAGTCCCAGTCGAAAATGAAGTTTTCAAATGCCGGGGCGACTTTTTTAACGATCCGATTCGTGGTCATGGTTTAAGACGGCAGACAGCAGACGGCAGATTGCAGCAGACGCAAGCGGCGACGGCTGTCTGTCGGCTCCCCTCGACCGTTTCTGTTGTTTAATACTATTCCTCTTCTGCCGTCTGCCGTCTGCTGTCTGCCGTCTCTACCCCTGCCCGTGTAATCGTGATATTGATTGACCGGTCATCGTCAACCGCAATTTCGTTATCCAGATTCTTTTTCCATTTTTCACGCTGGCGGTTACAAAGCCAATGAATGCACGCCGAAACATTGGGAGCGTGTTGTTTTACCAATGTTTCTTTTTGAACTTCTTGCCATTCTCCGTTTCGATAATCAAAAATAATTTTTATCTCTTTTGATGTCGCACCGGTCGCGAGTTTCAATAATGCAGATTCTACTTGGTAGTCGATGACATCCTTGCTTCTGCGGATGGCATCTTCAATTTCGGTATTTTTTCTCCGATAGTTTTTCAGGGTTGTGGGGGATACTCCCATCTTGCCTGCAATATCTTCGCAGGTATAGCCGTCCCGTGACCAGCATGCAATTAACTCGATCTGTTCCGGTTTGCTCCAATACTGAAACAGAGCAATGCTGTTTCCAGAATCGTCTGCGATTTTCTTTTTGGTGCATTTAATCGTTGCCTTCTTTTTCATGAGGTACTCTCCTTTTTTTAACCGTAAAGGCGGAAGGGATGCCCCGCAAGACCATCGCCCTGTCGGGGCACGGCACCATCCCTTGCAGAGAGGCGGCAGGAGGCAGCGGATTTCATCCCTCTGCTGCATCCTGCTTCCTGCTTCCTGCCGCCTTACTCCTCCCGCTCAATCAAAAACCGCTGCGTTCCTTCCCACGTCACTTTGAACGTTGCTTCCGGCGTTTCGTCCTTGTATCGTTGCGGGATGGAAGGCGGAACGAGGTTAAACAGCGTTGATATTTCTCCCACAACATGGGGCGGAATAGTACCGGCTGCTTCTGCTTGCTTTAACCATTCCTTGAGAGTACCGAATAGTCCGGTAAACTCTTCAGGTGTCAGTGGACGTGCCATTTCTATTCCCATGACGCAGGTGACAGCGTCGGGATTCAAAACAATCGACTCGCCGTTCTCAAACAGTAACGGTGCCGACCGTCGGTCGTGAATGCGGGTCGCAAACTCGTCAAAGGTCTCTTGCACGTCCACGGTTACGTTTTGTGCGGGATTGGGATTAACTGTGATCATTGTTGGTCTCCTTAATAGTAAAAGTTTTTTCTTAACCGCAAAGACAGGCGGCAGGAGGCAGGAGGCAGCAGATTTCATCCTGACTCTTTACCCTCTCCTCGCTTCTCTGCTGCCTCCTGCTCCCTGCCTCCTGCCTCCTCCTTACATTGCCCCCGGCAACGCTAATATCTTGCCCCAGTCGATAAACGCTCCTTGCACACTCACACTATCCGTAATACCGTCATTACGGACAACCGATAGACCGCGTCCTTGAATGTACGTCGCTCGTGCATTCACCTGTATCGCCCGGCAGGAAGCGGCTGCCGTTGTATTGGTGCCTCGGCTTAATATGGTCGTCGCCGATTGGTTTTCGATGGTGCCGCCACTCGTCGAGAGCATCTGTTCCCGAAACCCGCTGATGATCACGTTCCCGCGCGTCGTTACACGGCTCCCACTGACCAGCAGACCCGATGCCGTATTCGCACCGACACAGCCGATGAGGGTTAGGGGATTCATGAACATCACACTTGAATTGTGATAAACGCCCCAACCCGATCTTGTTAAATTGTCCGTAAGTCTTACTTCGACGGATTGCGCAAAATAGGCACACGCCGTGTTATTGGTAGTGGCATAACTATGCACGACCAAATGAGCTAGGATAAGGAGATTGCCGACATGACTTACCTGAAAAACACCCGCCTCGTACGTACCGTTATTGTTCATGATTACCCCGGACGTTTGATTTATCGCCAAAGTATTATGTACATAAATCGGTGTGTTGAAGATAACGTGCCGGTTGTAATTCAATACCAGACCACCGAGAAATATGACCTTTACGTTCCCCGCGTTGCTGAATACGAGACCACCGATATTCGAGAGATCGGAAGTCTCCGTTACAACCGGATTATACTCACCGCACACTTGCCAACGGTTGGAGCCTGTATTCACCGGTGTTACGTTTGTATGTGCCTGGACGCAGATGTAGGAAAGACCGCCGTGCGTTACGGTATCCTGCACTTCATACGCCGTCCCAGACGACCACGCTCCCCGTGAGACGGTGGTGAGGTTGACATGCTCCCAACCTGCACCGGGTGTTGTAATCGTCGGAGCGGTTCCGCCGGTAATTGCCGCACCCGTGCGGCGAAAGACGTATCCGGCATAGACGCATTGGTCGCCGGTGTTATAGGTCGTTGCCACATTCCACACCGCAATCGCCGCTGTTCCCACACCGGGAGTAACGGCGCAGTATTTGTTGATCTGTATTGTGCCAGAATAGCCTCTCGGACATTCTTGCAGCACTCTGGATAGCGATTTTGCACTTGTAATCCTCGCATGTCCGTTGCCAAATACGTCAGAACCATCCGCTGTCGCAAACCAGAGGCTACGATCAAAATGCTGCCGCATTAGACTCTCGCGGTATGCACTAACAGGAACCTGTACACATCCCGCTTTCAGTGTCCCGTCCACATTGACCAGTTCTGTGTCTCTTTCTGCCGTAGTCCATGCTGTTATATCCGTAAGGCGATTGACAGTAGTTTCTATTTTCAACTCAACCGCTGCCGTCGCGTCATCCGTATCAAACTTCGTAACCTCCGCCTGTATCAGAATAGGATTAACAGATTCTGCCGATGTATGGTATCCCATATAAAACGTCCACGTATTATCTGTGTCAAGATACACGATCGCCCGATCAGCCACAAAACCCCGATTTAACTGCTTGAATGACCCTGCAACGATAGTACCATCACTCCTAATCGTGCAGTATAAATCTGTTACGGTCGGAGACCCTACAAAAGTCAAGTGGAAGGTCTTTATCTTTACATGAATCACCCCCGTTTCCGCCCCGGTAATATCGGTTTTGATGCGGTGCCCGATGGTCATGTGGGTGTTGGTGCGGATGACGGCGGGAACATGGGGTAACTTGTCAATCGCCGCATCGATCAACTCCTGTACCTGCTCTTCGGTCAACCCGCTCGGCGGGAGTTCGGCGAGTTCGGCTTTGAGGAGTTCCCGGACGGCTTGCTCGGTCAACCCGCTGGGGGGCAGGTTCTTGATGGCGGTGTTGATGAGTGTTTGGATTTGCTGCTCGGTGAGGAGGGTGTTTTCCACCTCAACGATACGTGCGAGCAAATCGCCGAGGTCGCCGCCGCTGCCGATGAGTTGCTCCAGTTCACTGACCAACTCCTGTATCTGCTGCGAAGCCCCCGTTTTTTGCTGGGCAAGCCAGACGAGAAAATCATCGTAGGCTTCCGTTGCCAGATTTTTGAGCGAGTCAAGGTTCGGTAAAAACGCATCAATTGCCGACTGGAACGCGGTGTAATCGGCGGTTGCCTGTGTGATTTTGTCGGCAAGCGGTGTCGTGAAATCATTCTGATAATCGACCGCCGCCTGCGTGATTTTGTCGGCAAGGGGGGTGAGGAAATGCTCCTGATAGTCGGTCGAGACGTTGGCGATGTACTGGTCGATGAACCCATTGAGCCGGTTGCCGTATTCCGTTGTGTCCAGTTGGTCAACGACTCCGTGGACGAGTCCGCATTGGTGGGGGTCGAACCGTGTGTCGATGATACTGTCCGCCGTAATCGACGCGGCATTTGCCGCAACGTTGATGTTGCACAGCCGCAGTTCCCACGTCGAGTCATCTCTGGTCAGCGGAGTCGGGACAGGATTGACGGAGGGTGTCCCTGTGACCAGTGCCAGACTGATGGATCGGGAGAACAGGTCCAAACGCAGCACCACCGAATCAATCCGCGGGGCGGCATGGGAGGGTGCCAGCGGAAAGGCTAACGCACTGCTGTTTTGATACCAGTATCCGTTGATAAACCCCTCACCGCTCTGCACCGCCACACTGTAAGTACCGTTGGGAATCACTTGCAGCGTCCCCACACTGCCGCCGAACAGACCATTACCGATAAATCGTGCAAAATAACTTGCAAAACTCTCCGCAAGATAGACCCGGTCAAAACTCCCGTCCTGTAATTTTTCCGCATTGAAAAATCCGCTTGTCTCTGCCATTGTTGTTCTCCTTCTTTTTATAGGCGGCAGGAAGCAGGCGGCAGCAGAGTTCATCCTGACTCTTTCACCGTTTCCTTGCCTTCCTCCTCTGCTGCCGTCTGCCGTCTGCAATCTGCCGTCTCTGCTGCCTCCTGCTTCCTGCCTCCTGCCGCCTCCTACCCTCTAAATCACTTTATTCAATCGCTGCTCCAATGTCGCGCCCAATGTGCCCAGTTCAATATCTACATTATACCCCGAAGAATCGATAGTCTCCGTCGCACCGGAAACAACACCGGTATAGACCACCCCCAGCCGTGTATCGTTGATGGTGA